TATTGTTGTTGTTGTTGTTGTTGTTGCCGCTGAAAGCATTACTGATTGAACTTCCAATAGATTTTGCTGTGCTTACAATACCATCATACCAAGCAAAAGCAGGCACACCGCCCGGTCCCTCGAACGCAGGCATTCCACCGCGTTGGCTCTGTATCAAAGCCTCTTCTTCGGGATTAATATAAGCCAGCATGTGAGGCTGATTGCCAATCATTGTCTGACGTGGGACGCTGTTAAAAGCAGCCATAGACTGTGGCTGTTTAAAAGCTGCTAATTTATTATTCATCCCAAGCTCCCTACTGGGTTCCCTTCAGCATCGAAATACACAGGCATACCCATTGCGTCAGTGTCCTGATAGCCTTGCAAATACTGCTCATCTGCTCCAGCAACCGTCAATGCACTCTCTGCTTGAGCTGTGTTTTGAAACTGCTCTGGGGTTAGAACCCTGCCATCTGGAGTTCGATATGCAGAAGATCCATCTGCAAGCGTGATTTGTTGAGCCATTACATCAAAATTCTCGTTTGTCATATACTTACGCATGTAAGCTGGCATAAATTCATAACCGCCACCGCCACGCGAATAACGATCATAATCCTCAGACGTGCCGCGTGTTCCGTAAATTCCTCTACGGCCCCCACTCCCATTTCCACCCTCTTGAGCTGCCGTGGATACGTTAATATCACTGCCAGACAAAGATCGGCCATCATTCAAGGCATTCATAGCAACTTGGTAGTTGCCAGTACCATCTTGTAAGCCATAATTTTGAGTGCTGGCTCCAAGTGTTGCCTCAGTATATATGTTTCCAGAGCCAAACGTATCTTCCATTTCAGATTCATATGGATCGTCATAGCCAGTATACTCACCCGCCTCGTTAAACACAGGTTTGGCCCCGCCCTCTAAGGCAGCGACCTGTTGGTCGATTATTGCCTTGCGATCTTCGATGCCACCTTCGAGCATTTTTGTTCCCAGATAATCGCCCACAATAGGGATCATCCGACCGGGCAAGAAAGACGCGAAATAAGCCAAATCGCCGGGTGGTAAATCTTCAAGCATACTGGCCTTGCCAATTGCCGCGTTGGCTTCACCTTCAGTCATGCCTGTTGTGTTCAGCACATTGTTGCTGAAGTCATCAGAGACGCCGTAGATGTAATCTTGCATCCCAGCCGCGTTTGTAGCGTATCCGCCGCCAGTAAGAGATTCGCCAGTGGTTGTATTAACCAACTGGCCATTGACGTACTTAGCGCCATCGCCCGGTGTAATGAGGTTGGCCAAGTTTTCTCTTACGCTGTTTTCAACACCTTCCGTAGATGCTGGCCTAGCCGCTAATGACGCAGGCAATGCCCCAAGATTCGAAGTTGCCGTAGTTGCCACAGTTGCAGGCTGCGCTGCCACAACAGGAGTTGGGTCATCTCTATCGTTGCTTGCCGTATTGGCTCTTCCAGAAACCACATTTCCTGTGGATGTTGTGCCGCCAGCGGCTATTGAAGATCCAGTGTTATCATCAACCAACTGACCGCCCACATAAGACGCGCCGTCATTAGGCGTAAATATGTTTGCAATCGTTTCTGTAAAGCTATTGCTGCCTCCACCGCTATCATTGTCATTACCGCCACCGCCGCCGCCGCTATCGCCGCCGCCACCGCCAAAGCACATAAAAACTGGGCCTTTTGAAAATAATTTATCCATCATCATAACATCACGCCCTCATAGGTGGTTGTTGCATTGGTTGCCCGACTGGGGGCTGTTGCGGTGGCTGTGCCGCCACATTCATTTGTGGATCTGGCATTGCATCAGAAATTGCCGACAATGCACCCATATCGCCAGCACCCATTCGCTTGCGTATCTCTTCAATTTTATTCAGCAGATATTTGCCCATATCCATAGGCGGTTGGCCCTGTGGCCCCCCAGCCATGTTGGGAGGAGAAGCTGGGGGACCACCCTGTGGACCCTGCTGCGGTTGACCGCCGAATGCAGCAGGATTGATTGGAGGAAGTCTATACTCTGGGTACATTCTTCATGGCCTCCATTTGAATCTTAGCTGCGTTCTTTTCTCTCTCAAGCTGCAAATCTGTCTCCAATTTGGCGATCTTGGCCTGCATATCTTGCTGTGCCTTGGCCGCGTCGATCTCCATGCTTTGCCGCGCTTCTTCTTGCTTGATCTGAATGTTTGATTGCGCCTTCGCTTGGTCCGATTGGATCTGTGACTGCGTTCTCGCCTTCAAAGCTTCTGTCTCCAGCTTGGCCAATTCCTGCGCGTATTGCAAAGGATTTCCTTGTTGGCCACCCTTTTGCCCCATACCGCGCAACGCTTCGATCTGCTTCATTTGCGGCGATGCTGCCACAACTTGAGCAGCACGTTGGCTGATTAGGCGATCTTGCTCTGGATCTACATCGTTGAACTTGACCTTCTGATCTTTGAAATTCGGCAGTGGTGGCATTTGCATATTGATGCCTGCCTCCATGCGCTGACGATACAAAAGCCCAATGTGTTCTGCGATGTGAGCGATTAACACTGGCTGCATTTGCTTTGCAGCGGGGTTGCCTGCCAATGATGGATCTTGCAGGAACTGCATGTGAACCGCGATGTGCGCTTCGTGATCCTGCTCTGGGAAAGCGCGAATTGGCTTGCCATACATCACGCTCATGTTTTCATCAATTGGGTCCATCTGAACCGCCTCTTCAGGCTTCTTCAGGATCTCATCAATATTTGGTATTCGGATCGCCTCATACATCCGCTTGTATGCTTGATACAAATCATGGAGCTGTGGAGCTGATCGCGCCATTTCCAAGACGGCTTGTGCCTGCGCGATGCGCTGGGCTGTCGAGAAAATGTTAGGATCTGATACAGGAATGATGTCAATGCGATCATCAAAGTCAGAACGATATATGGTATCTGACGTTCCAGCCTGCGAGAAGTTAAACTCATCAGGCAGATTTTCTGCATTCAGACCAGCCAGAAGTTTAAACTCTTGGCCTTGTGCATAATGCAGGCGCTTGTGGATTGCGCTGAACGCCTTTGAACCTTGCTCAATCAGGGCGATTGTTGTTCCGACTGGTGCGTTTGGACTAACATCTCCAACATTGAGATCTGCCGTACTGGCAAAACGCTGTCCAGCTTCGACAATGTAGCCAAGCAAACTGAACAAAGAACTGCTTGGTTCTTTAAACGGCAGCGGCATGATGGCCTTGTTTACGTCATCGACGGTACTGTCGATGTCCACAAATTCACCGGGGCTGATCTGCATATCGCCGCCATTAACGCGGCCACGCAGCTTAAAGCCACCCTGCATGTTCGAGAATGCGGCACTGTCGAGCAGAGCGCGGAGAGATCCTGTCGCTGCTTTACCCAAGCCACCAATCATGTGGTACAGGCCAAAGCCATAGAAGCCTAAACCGGGCAGGAACTTATAGCTCACAAACCAGTCACGGCGTTTTTTCAGTTCATCTTCTTGCTTCCAATTGCGCCGAATGCTGACAACGCGCTGGTTGTCGTAATCGATGGTCATGACATATGGGATTGCTACAGCGTTATCATCGAAATCGCCGTCATCCATTTCCTCGCCGTCGATGCCGTCGAACAAGTCATAGACGTGCATTTCGAGCAGTGTCATTACGTCATCGTTGCTGTCATCGCCGTATTCATCGACGCCTTCGATCTGACCTACTACGTCATCCACTGGGTCGATTGTATCGCCAGTGTATGAAGTTGGCAGGTAATATCCATTTTGGACGTATCGATTGTAGTCATTCTTTGGCATACGAATGACGTGGGTGTAGCGCGGAGATGTGTAGAGATCTTTACTCTCTGGAGCCACGACAAAGTCTTCAGCCTTTACAAACTGGCTGCACTGCCGATCAAGGTTAGCATCCCACCAAACCTTCTTGAACGTGTGACCGATCAGCGGAAGGTGAAACAGCATTTGATCCAAATCAGGGAAATACTCAGGCATTTCCTGCGTGATTTGGTAGTTCATGAACTCACGAACTCTGCGAGCTTGAGCTTCCATCTTTTCGTCTGGCTCGCCAATGATGACCGATTTGACTGGGCCACCTGATGGGTAAAGCTCTGCGATTGCTTTGGCGTTAAACTGGGTTGCTGCCTCTGCGATCATTGGGTGGATGACAACGGACAACCCTCGCGTGGCGCGTTGGTCTTCGCTTTCATCTAGTCCACCATCTGGATCTAGAGTTTTCAAGCCTTGTTTATAGCGTTCTTCCCATTCGGATCTGGCTTCTCTGTCGTTTTCGAAATAGCCAATAAGCTCTTGCGCTTTGCGCGACAGCTCGCGCTCATCGATTACTTCGGCAAGGTTTTGATCGAACTCTGCGTCTTCAAGCTCTTGCATCATATCCAGCTCTGGATCTCCAATGAGAACATCGCCATCTGCAAGTTGTTCGATCATAAGTTCGTCGGCTGGAGCGCCTTCGGCAAACGGGATAATGTTTTCTGGTTCAGCCATAGAGCGTCATCCTTTGTTTTTCCATAGGTTCGTCATCTTCTGGGTCTTCTGAGTGACCAACAAACCAACCTTTTCTCAGTCGCAACCAAGCCTGTGTGCATGTATCAACGACATCGTCGTTGGGGTGTGCAGGAAAGGCAGCGCATATATCTATTAAATCTTTAGCCCATTTTCGGGAGCTTGGGTAGTATATTCTTCCGTCTTCCAAAAGTGCGCTTGATGCGTGGGCGCGAGCCTCCTTATCACGATCTGGTGAATATGCCAATACAGGCACACCAGCCATGCGTAAATCTTGCAGCAGGGATTGCCCTGAAGCCTTTTTTTCTATGAGTACGGCGTCTGGTTCCCACTCTTCGTAAGATTCCTGTGCGATCCTACGCAGATCTGGGTAGCTGACTTTATCGTACCATGCTTCAAGCACGATGGCGCACATTGCCCCCTTGTGTCGAAACACGCCCCAAGTTGTACGGGCGCTGAAGCTGGAGCTTTCCTTTGCTTCGAAGGCTGTGTCCCAAGATTGCAGGACATATTCGATGTCGGGCATTTCTTCCTTTTCCCAAGGAACCCACCATGACGCCTTGAGTATCCCGCCACCTTTGGGGCTTGGCCGCTGCTGTAGCTGCCCAGCGGCT